TGACTAAAAAATTAGACCTTACCATTGCAACGGTGCAATGAAAATAAGGCGTGAACGATTGTTTATATCTCGTACACTATAAGTTGATGTTTTTAAATAAGTTCTTTTTTTATGACAAAAGTCAAAGGATAATACTGATCCTATATTTATTGTTTATTTTAAAAGTCTTTGTTTGACTCTTGGTAATACTACTCTTCGTCTGTGAGTGACCAAATGGCTTTGGGTATACATAATTGAAATCCCAAAAGAAAGTCATCTGCAGCACCCACACCAAAGATAGTAGTATTGCCATTGGCATTATGAGAGGCTATAAATAATCTACTCTCATCATTTTGTGGTGTTGTTATCTGTTTTAGAGGAACATATTGAATTAACCGAGAATTGTATTTGCTAAGATATGGTGCTATTACATCTACAGTATTCAAAGATGAATCTGGAAAAAATGCAAAACCTTGACCTATTGATCCCAAATCAAATGTATCATCAAAGAAATCAAGGTCAAAAGTTTTTATTGCATCATCAGTACCCGTAGGATGTGTTACAATAGCCAAAGCATTACCTGATATGTCACTAGATAATAAGGTTGCACGAATACCACCTCGTACATATCTGAAGACACTCATCATTTGCAACATATAATTATTATAGAAATTAGCACTTTGTGAAGGAATAATGACACCACCTACTGAAAAACTCATTCCATAATATTTTTGCAAATCTTCAGTTGGTTCATTTTTTTTAAAAACAACAGATATCATATTTGCTAATTGTTTCAAACTAGTCACTTCATATGCTGTCTGAACACGTTTAATCCGTATACCATTTTTTACTCCACCTAAAACAGGATAATTCACACTTTTCAAACATTGCATTGAACTTGATGGATATTCACAAGCTCCAGTTTCAAACATTTGTGGTGTAAATTCTGATGGTTCTTCCTCGGGTTCATCAGATGCAGAATAGTAAAAAAAAGCTCTTTTTTGAATATCGACTATTTTAGGTCCAGCGAATTGTAAATCTGGGCCAGCACTAGCAAATATTTGAAAATAAATGGGATTAAATGATGCTGCACCTCCAGCCAATGTATTAATTAATTGTAATTGTAATTGTCCATTAATAGTATGTTGATTATTATTAAAAGTTACATGACCATTAGTTAAAGTCGACCACGCTGTTTCTTGCATATAAGGTACAACAAAACTATATTCTGTTTCTTGATTTATATCCATTACAATATTTATGTCATTAACACCAGTAGTTAAATCAGGAACTACACCTTGACTAACTGGATTATACGTTAGACGTAAACGACATGAATGAAATGGAGATGCAATGAAAGATATATGATATTTTATACTACCTCGCCATAAATTAAAATAACGAGATACAAATTGCATTGGTATACCATATGCTCCAGTGATTACTGGTGCTGCAGCTGAAGTAGGAAAACACCAATTTACAGCAGGTGAAACATCACGATAGAATAAATCTGAACTGACAACACTACTACTAGTAATTGTACCATAACTTATAAGTGCTGGACGTGAACAAAATTCTAATATGGTCATTTCACTTTGATGACTATTAGCCATACAAAAGTTTTTTGATATAGCTGCATCTGCAACCGCAGCTAAGGCTAAACTATTTGGTGTATCTTCAGATTGAAACCAACGTGGTTGTCGATGATGCATTGGTTGCACTAATTCTAAATTAGGTGCAATAGCCAAACCTGCCAAAGGTAAAGCCATTTCTGCAATATTATTAACCATAGCTGCCCCAAGATCCACTACATTATCAAGATTCATCTTGATATCTTGAGCAACACCAGCTATTGATCGTGTTACTACTGTACCTGCTTTTGTTCTATTATAAGCTTCTTGCATAGCAGTTTCATCTGATTGAGTTGAAAAAGTATCATGAGTAAACCCTGTAAATTGTGGATCTAATATTTCAGAAAAAACTGTTACATCAATTGGTGATGCTGTTCCAGAAAAAATTTGTAATGGAACAGACACATAACAGTATAATGTAAATAAATTGGCTTCCCCTACTGTTTGTGGGCGTAAAGCCAATCTTTCTTTATAGTGTGTATATGGAACATTAAAAGATACCACTTGTTGACTATTTGCAGATACTTGATACCAATTATTAGAAGATGCATTTTCAAAAAATTTATAATTAGCATTCAAAGCATCTGCTTGTGGCATCCAACAAAACATTAGCCGACCATAATGCATTTTTGTTCCATTAACCCTAATAGATATTTGAAAACTTGGACGCCAAAATTGTATATTATTAAATTTTTTAACAAATTGAGCATCTTGAAAATAAACTAAAGGAAAATCTACAGTAAATAATTGAGTTCCTATAGTTTGAGCATTAGTCCAAGCATGAGTTTTAATAATTTTTGGTCTCTTAACAAAATTCATGATATCTACAGTTGGCATTGAATTAATAGCTGAACAAAAAGAATCACGAATTGGTGGAGCATGATTTGTATTTTCGTCATAAAACGTGGTAGTTTTAGCAACTATTTTAGTAGTATTTTTATTTTCAGCAACCGTTTCTTTACTACCAGCACTTTGAGGTATAAATTCAGAAGCCTCCGGGTTCAATGTAGACGCTGGTTTTTCATCAGATTGCATCTCAAAATTATCTCGACGCAAACTTAATGTTTTTGGTCGCACAGCACCTTCAGATGTTTGTGGCTCAGGTACGTCATCTTCTTCGCTAATTATATCAAGTGGTTTAGCTCCACTTTTTAAAATAGTAAATAATAAACCGGTATTTTGAGATTCATCCTCTGTGTGTATACCATCATAACAGGGGATATAATTGGATAGTTTACCAACTTCACAGTTTCCTCCATCATGTTGCACTGATGATTCATTTCCTTTCAAATGAACTTCAAGATCAACATGATGTTGATGAGTGTAATACAGTGGATACATTATAGCTAAACAATATTCCATATTAAATAGACGAGTAACATCTATATTCATATTGTTTTTAATTAATAGCATACAATATTTTTTAAATATCTTTTTAGTACGCATAAATATGTCCTTATCGTAATTTGCCAATTCTAATAGTACTGTATTAAACCTATTTAATTGGTCTTCCATATTTAAAGGATCACTTTCACTCCACCGAGCTATTTCCATTATTACGTCATAATTTAGTTGTGCTTTATAAAAATTTAATTTCACATCTTTCACAAAATGACGCTTTAGAAAATCGATTTCTGATATTGAATAATATTTATTAACTATTTGACTTTTATCTGGTGTTGTATATTCCATTCCCAATTCTTTCATACATTCAGCATATGACAACATGTTAAGTTGATCTATAATATCAACATGCACGGCTATCAAATTATCATCACCATAAAACCATGCATTAATATGTGTTGTAAATGTATGTAATGACATACTAACCAGACGCATATATGCATAACGAATCATGAACATGTTAGCAAGAATGTTAATAATAGTAGTTAAAACATTGCCAGAGGGATTACCTTGAGCATAATATAAAACAGCATCATCAATTATATGAAAAGTACTCATACATGTCTTGACCAAAACTGCACGTACCAATTGATTTTCTACAGAATCATTATAATAATTATTCATCACAGTTATAATAACATCACATAATTGATGCCACAAACTAGCATCATAATTACTATAATCTCCATTAATAAATCTATTGGATATACACAACATTGAACGCAACTTTAATGTCCAATCTATACTATTTGGATTAATACCAATTGCCATTTCACCAACCATATAAGATGCATGGCAATGAGCAATAAAATAACCACAATATTTACGCATCAAAATAGATAAATCCACAGGTCCTACTTGAAAAATACGTGTTTTACCATTTAGCACTTTATCTAATAACCGTGTTTCATCTTTCATCGTGTCGACAAAATAAGTTTCACTTATAAAACCTTGTTTCGCTAATAATTCGCGTTTACAAACTTGTGCATATAAAAAATCAGTCATAAAATTTTGTCGTTGTAAAGTTATTGGATCTTCGATAGATGTAAACAAAGCACTTTTACCAGGTTTATTAAATAAGAGTGTATAAGGAAATCCTGGTGAAGTTCTCATATCTAATGGATTTAATCCAACCATACCATTAACGCTTTCAAAATCAGTCAATAAACGAGATGTATTTACAAAATTAGTTTGCCAACTCATAACAGTATCAGATATATGATCAATAATAGGAGTTAAATATTTTGTATGAACATACATTCCTGGTCGACTCATTTTTTGTAAGGCTTTATACATTGGTGAAAACGTACAACCATCAATCTCATACTTAAACAACCGAGCTGGAGCTTGTGTATTAGGACCAAAATCGTTAAGCATTAAATTTTGAACTACACTAGGTCGTATACGAGATTTACTAGCCAATGTCATTTTAATTGGTTTTCCATTTATTTTTCCTGTTCTACACATTAAAGTTAATCCATCTTGATTAGCATTTTGAAGCAAATCACTAACACTTTTAATTCCCCAATCCATATATTCAGTTTCACACTGTGGTAAAATAACGGGTTTATTTATATTAAAGTGATTAATAACTTCTATTAAATCTTCATAATATATTGGAGATGTTATACCCATTTGTGTATTGTCACTACCAGCAGTATGCATACCTAATACACGACGACAAGCACTAGATGCATCTACATGTATTAACATCATACCACAATCACCAGCTGAAGTAAAACAATTGTCATACATATAACATTGCGGAATTTTAAAAGTCATTTTTTTTAAAGGTGTATTAAATAACTTTTCAGTGACTGTACTATCAGAACTATATTGAACGCCGGTCAATTTAACATTACCAACTGGCATTAATGTTGTATTCAATTTATCACTTTGTCGTTTTGAACGAAAACCATACAAATAACATCCAAATAAATTTGGAGTATCAGTTAATTTACAAAAAAAATGAGTGATATCACGCATACAACACAAATCTGGTATTCTAATAAAAGCTATATCTGCTGTATGTTCATATTGCAATAAATAACCTTTTACTTGAACATAAGGTACATTGATCTTATTTTTTTCTGAAAAATTAAATTGCAAATAAC